AATTTTGAATCCATGAATAATATTGTGATTCTCTTGGTGTTATTCTATCTTTACCATTTAATAAGAACTGAACATTTGTAACGATATTTGTTCCAATTTTTTTATCATAACTGTTTGTATAATTAAACATATCAATTAAATTTGAATTAAGAATATAATCAAATTGTGTTACAAAAAATAATGCTTTTGTAGGATGATTATATAATATTTTTATTTTATTGTTATTATTTATAAGTGTCTTATCATTGTCAAATTGTAATTGTTCTATCAAGTATTCATGATTTGATCTGGCAAATTTTAATCTTTCATTATTGTCTAAAAAGATATAATCAACATACAAAAATGTACTACCTAATGTAATACTATCAGTACTAAATACATTGTTTATTTTATTTAAATAATTAAATTCTGTTCCATTAGGCATAACAGTATATTTTGAGTTTGTTCCTACAATTGATGTTCCAGACACAAATGATGATGTTGAAATTAATTTTATATAATATAATCTATTTGTTAATTCATCATATGTTATAAATTTACCATATGTTGTAACATTATTTATAGTTTGATATAACATTTCATTTGGTACAAAATTAACCATATCTTCATTTATTATAATGTAATTTGTCGGACCAATTATTAACACATCAGTTAAATTATTAAATTCTACATTTATTTTAACATCACTATATTCTAAAGCAATTAATGGTAATGCTAATCCCTTATATTTACAAAAATAAAATGGAATTGGTATATGTAATAATTGTGACCCACGACCATTCATATAATCTGTTAATGCTGGTAAATTACCAATCATTTGATTCAATGCAGGTTTATTATTTTTTTGAGATATTTCATACCATATATTTAACCAATCACCGTATAATTTATCTATAATTTTTCCCCCAACTTCAAATTCAATCGATTTAATTAATCCAAAACCAATTTTTTCCATCCATGCCGTAATAACTATATTTTTTAAATTTTGATCTTGACTAATGAAACTTGTATCAACTATTTTTGGCAAATTTGGTAATGTTACACATAAATATATTTCTCCAATTAAATCACCATTTTTTGCTATATTACATGTATATCTTCCTCCAAAATTTGGTGTATTTTGAAAATTTTGAGGAATACTTTCAGACGAAAAATTAGTGTGTCTTTTATAAACCATTTTAAAATAGGTTATTGTCGGATTATGTGTTAAATACATATCTTGTAATCCATATCCCGCGAGTTGAACTAAACCACCTCCCATTTATTACTTAATATAATATTATATAATATTATATTGAATACAACTAAATTATATCAAAACCAAGACCACCATAACCACTCATTATACGTAATATGTTATACGATATTGTCATAGTCTTTATATTTAAATCTTGGGAAACTGAAGGATTAATATTTACTAATAAATTAATATCATTTAAAAAACTAAAGTTTATAGATCCTGAAGGTTGAGCAGTCATTGGATATAAATCAAAATTATATACATTTATTCCATTCAAATATGAATTATTGAAAAATGTATATGGTCTAACTTTTTGTGTTTCATCATATGATGTCTTAAATCGTGTATGTCCATTTACTTTTAATTCAGAACTACTTATAATAGGTACTTGAGATGGTACAACAGCATTTATTAAATCATTTTGTATGTTTTGATCATAATTTTGAAATGGCATACATAATACTTGTTTTTCTGTTATATTCGCATTGACATAATGGTCTAATATATATGGATATTTCGTTTTAATTAAATCAAAATATTTATTAGATGTTTCATCTAATGATGTATATTTATTAATATCAATGTAATAGTCATCTAATGTATAATTATAATATTGCTTTTTATTAACTTTATCTTGTAATCTTGCAATCCACATCATCATTTTAGTTGGATTTTTGAAATTAAATTTAATTTTATTAATTGATGGTGTATTAGTTGTAAAAATAGAATATTGAACTTGTTCGATTATATATTCATGTTTTGATTCCGCAAATTTCTTTCTTTCATTATAATCAAGCAATATATAATCTACTAAAAGTGACATTTTCATTTTACTTCCTTTCTTAATAGTTGTATATGGTAATTTAACTAATAAATCATCCAATTTCTTAACCTTAAATTTTAAATTTAATTTACTATACAATAGAGCAATTATTGGTACTGATAGTGAATGAATTTTCTTGTATCTATTAAAAAAGAATGGTAAATCAATGTATAATGTGTATTTTCCTAAAGATTGTTTCTTAATTATTAAACGTGAGTCTTGACCAACCATTTTTTTAAGACCACGATATTGTCCAGGTTCAACACATAGTTCGAGGAGACAGTTAATAAAATCATCTTCAAGACGTTCAATTATTTCTCCACCAATATAAAATTCATAATAATCGGCAAAGAATACACCAAGTTTTTCTATCCATGAAACAATCGCATTTGCTGGTCTCATATTAATTTGATCAACTAAATTATTAACAGTAATATAATTGGTAATATCATTATTGGTTTGATTTATCTTTGATAAGACATTATCATATAATCTTAATTTTTCATCTTCTAAATTATCTTTTTGATTGTTTATATCAATAACACTATTTAATACTAATACATTTGGATCTCCACCTTGTTGATATGTGTATATATTGTATGATGCTAATTGAATATCTGCTGTATTTTGTATAACAGGTACTGTTGTATTACCAATATATGTATTACTTATTGTAACTTCATCATATGCGATACTACCATTAATAGATGAACTAAATACTAAATTAATAAATTGATTAAATGTATATAATCTATTATATGTGTTAACTTGTATTGAATCTGTTTTTTCAATTAAATGTGGTAATTTATTAGAAAATATATTAACATTATTAGTTATATTTGCTCCATGATTCATTAATGTATATCTAACATAATTTGTATCAAATTGTAATGGATCACTAATAAATCCAAGGGAATCTTTTATAGAATATTCTAATTTATATTTTTCTAATGCTGGTATATAGTTGGTATATTGAGTAACAGTCTCTGGAGCAATTAATATGTTTCCATTTAATACATTAAAATTAGAAGGGGTAAGTGTTAAATTATATTGAAAATCATGATCAACAACTAATGTTTTTAAATCATTTATAAAATTACTAAAATACATATATCCTGAATATTGTGTGATATCAATATTACTTGTTACAATATATGTATTATCCAAGTATAAATTCTTATATTGAATAAACAAATTATCATATATATTTGAAAAATTATTATCATAAAAATGATTTAATTTTATACTTAAATTTCCAAAATTTACTTCATAATCATATAATTTTGGAAGATAATCAAAATCAAATTTATAATATTCTCCTGAATATCCTTGAATATTAATAGTATTATCATTCAAATTAATATTTATATTTGATATTACATTTCCATTATATGTAATATTACTTATTGGAATTGATTGAATATTAGTGTTTGAAACAGAATCATAATATAAATAGTTTGTAATAACATTTGAGTTTTTAATTTCATTTATATAATATTGAATTATATTACCTTTTATTATCTTTAAATCATTGAATGTAATTGTTAAATTCTCATATCCTGTTGGAACACTACTATTAATATACCATACATTAGCATATAAATTTGCTCCATATGTAATTAAATTACTTGAATAGATTTCATTATAATCTAATGTTGTTACTAACAAATTACTATAGGAGGTATTTGCTAAAACACCTGTATTGCCTAAGAATGTAATATTACTATTGTTGATATTTGCCAAGTATAATTGTTTTAGAAGAGTAATATTTGAGATTGTTGGTGAATTTAAGTAATAAAATTGACTATATTTGTTATTATAATTTGTTAAATCAATTAAATGTTGAAAATTCTTATCATTTATTGCATTCTTAATTGAAAAAACAGTCATGAAATTTTCAGAATAATAATGGTTATTTTGTATTTCTGGAATTTTATAATCATCTGATACATCAAATAAATCATAACGATTATAATCAAATAAACTATTTAAATACCATTCATTTAATATATCATAGAGTTTTGTAGTTTGAACAATATTGTAAATGTCTGAATATTTAAGTGTTGATATAGTTGATTCTTGCATTACTTGTTTATCACGTAATATTAAGTAAAAATATTCTGATACGAGTGTTCTGTATATTGTTGCATAATTTTGTTGATTATATAATGTACCTTCATATGGAAATTTTAATATACCAAGGTTACTAATTTCATATATCTGAATATCAGTATATTTTACTCTCATTTTTCCATCTAATAAAAATAAATCAAATAATAAATATAAAATATTCCATTGATAAAATACATATGTAGATAACATTCCAGCATTTATTGCTTCTGGAGACGCAGCAGAATCTGGTATTGCAATTGAATTATTAGGATATATATTAATTATTGGAATTACAGGAAAAGCTGTTGATATAAATTGAGAATGATTAACAAAAATGCTAATCTCACTTACATTAGAAATATTATAAGGATTCATATTATCAGTAACTATATTTCGATCTATATATCTGTTATAACCTGTATATATAACATTATTTGTAAGATATGAAACGATTGTATTAACATTTCCAAGTGACATGTATGATTTATAATGTTCATATCCTAGTTGAAGATCTTTTCGATAATACCATGTTGCATTTAAACCGTCTAAATATAGACTTATATCAACTTTATATCTGTATGGGTATCCTTCAATATCATACTCAATCTCAGATATGGTACCTATGTTTTTTTCGCTACGTGGGCCAAGAGAGCCATCCTCACTTCCTGTTGGAGATAATGTCACTTTCCAATAAAGTTGGAAATTTAAGTTTGGATCATTTTGATAATAATAATCAAATTCATTTAAAGTATCATTGGTTAAAGCATAATCAAGTATTTTTAATGTTTCAATATAATACATACTATTACTTATTATTCTATCAACATTATAATCTAATTCATTAAAATTATTATCCAATTTAGGTAAAGTTGTAATATTACTAGATACATATGATGGAATTTCACTATTATATAATTTATTTACTTGCATTATAAAAACTGGATTATAATTGTTTGTATCAGAATTTTCTAATGCATAATATGGTTTTAAATAATTTAAATCATCATCATTCGCAGGAATAACATTATTAAAGAAATATGATTGAATACGTTTTAATTGATATTCATATGTTTTTCTATAATTATCATATACATATGAATTTAAATATGGAACTGTATATGTATCAACATTTGCAAGATTACTTTGTGTTGTAAATAAGTATGTTAAACTTGCGGTAGTATCATAGATAATATCACTATTTGAGCTAACATTATAACCAAATAATTTTCTATTATAAACACCAAATTGATCCATAGTTGAAAGTGTTGGAATATATTGATTTGAACTCAAGTTTATACTCTTAATACTGTTGTTGATTGTATTCAATTCAATATCATCTTTTAAATCTAAGACATACATATTATTTGTATAATCATTATAATAATTTGTAAATATATTACTTTGTTCTATTAAATAAGTTTCAACGTTGTCATGATTATCAATATATACATTTCCATATAAATTTCTTGTATTTGCAATTGTATAAACATCGCTATCTGGAAATAATGTTGCTGTTTTATCTAATATATCTTTTAATGATGACCCTATTTTTACAGTATCAGTAATATTAATCATATAATCATAATAATTATCAGAATCATTATCAAATCCTGTTAATACTTCATCATATATATATGTTTTTCTATAATTATTTAATGCTAAATATACATCATTTGAACTATAATATTCTAATATATAATCATTAATACCTAAAGTGTCAAGATTACTATATGAGGTTATTTGTAATTTTGTAGTTAATGCTGTATTTGTAATGGTTGTATCATTTAATAATATATATCTGATATATTGTAAATTATCTAAATAATCGTTAAAATACATTATTAAATTCTTAACGTCTTGCACATAAATATTTGCATTCGCAATTAATCCATTACTTACAAGTATAGGATCTCGATATGTATCACTAGTCTCAATTCTACCTGATGACCACCGTATTAAATCAGATTCATATATATTCACTAAATTTAATGATATATTTGCTTCATATGTTAATATATTATCTTTAATTGTTGAATATCCAATAATATTTGAATAAAGAGAAACATCTGTTGGTAATACAACTCTTGATGGATCCTGTCCGTTAATCATCCAATGTGTACTGGCATCATAATCATAACCTTTACCTTCATAAAATTTTAATACATTTGTTATTACATTATCAATATCGGAATATTTAAAGTCATGATAATTTTTAATTTGTAAATCAATATTACCAAATGTTGATAATGATAATAAATTTTCAATATATCCCATACTTAAATATGAATAATATAAATGAGGATTCATCTTATATTTATAAATTTTGTAATTGAAATAGCTTGGACGAACATTATTTAATAAATACGTTGATACATTACTTGCATCATATATATTAACATCATCACCAGTTTTTAATATATTTCCAAGAGCTAAAACATTTTCATAACTAAAATCACTGCATCTAATTGATCCAACATTTGCAAAATTTCTTTTATCTAATTGTGACCCATATATATAAAATAAATATCCATTAAACAATTGTCCTTCATTTGTTTCAATAAATGTATCAGTATTTGTTATATTTGACATAAATTGTGTAAACGATGTGTGACTTGATACAATATTTGGATTTAACATATTAACATTTACAAATGAATTTGCAGAATAATAACCATTAACCATTCCTGTATCATAAAAACTCAAAATTAAATCATCATAAATATAGTGATTCAAATTAATCGCATCAGTAATATATTCAAAATCAGATAAAAATCTAATATATGTACCTCCTACTGGAGTAATCGTATCAATTAAATGATTAATTCTTCCATCAACATCATTAAATAAAAAATGATTATTGTATGATGAATATTTATATAATATTTTCATATCTAAAATTTGTAAAATATCTATTGATGGGTTTGTAGTATATTTCTTTGATGTTAAATATTTATCATAGGTTACATCAATATAACCATACAAATTTATTATATAATCTTCTAATATATAGTTTCCATGAATAGAAGCTCCATCATTGTATAAAAATTCTTGATTTAAAAAATTATTAACATTTTCTGTATATGTTTGATCTGCATAAATAATATTGTTTATTTTTGATGTATGTGTATCTGGTTCAATATATGTCGAAAAAGTATAAGTATTTTTTAATAAAAATATATTACTTATATTACTACCAAAATCAGATAAATATAAATTCATACTAAACACATAAGTACTTGTACGAACAAAGTTATTTGCATTAAGATAAAATGTTGCTACTTGGAGTCCATTATTATCATATGCGTTAACAGGTGTTATATTGGATGTATTTATAAATAAATTTGCATTCATTTGAACTTGAACATATAATTTATTATTTTCTAAATAATTAATTTTTTTATTCATATTAGTCATATAACTTGATGACTGAATAATATTATTAATAGTATTCCAATTTGATTGATATACTGAACTGTATGTATTTATAAGACTTTGAATAATTGATAAATAATTATTATTTGTAATTGTTAAATTTTGAAAATTTATAGCTAATATCTTTTGTAAATATTCTGACATTATATTATTACCAAATACATCTTGTTCAGTAAATGTAGATGATCCAATTCCTGATAAAGTTAAAGTACCTTTTCCATCATTTGTTAATAATGTTTGATAATATAAATTTTTTGCATATTCATATTTTGATACAAAATTAGATGGTTGTTTAAATTGAGTTAATAATATATTATATACAATTGCATAATTATCAGATATATTTTGTAAAATATATGAATTAACATTTGTTTTAAATAAACTTTTTTGTGAAAGTTCTGTGGTAATAGTATTATTTAAATTAAAATTTGTATTTGATGAACTTAAAATATAATTTTGATATAAATTTATTGAATCTAAGCTAATATTAGATATATCTACTTTTTTTACATCATTATAATCACTGTTTATTGTATTTGTTTGTAATAAAATATTATTATCAATTACATATAATAAATCTGTTGTAAAATTTGTTCCAGTATAATTAACATCTTTCGCATATATGCATATATCATTTTCTTGAATATAATAATTACTAATTTTAAAAATACAAAATGGTACTTGAAGATAGTCTAAATTAAAATTATAATAAAAATAAATATATCTATTCTTTAAATTTACATTATATAATACAGATCCTGAATATAAACTAATAACAATTTTATATTCACCATTTAATTGTAAACTAATACTATTTATTGAAAATAATTCACTAAAATCATTTAATGTAGTAATTACTAAATCAGATATAGGTGTTATTTGTATACTTATTGAATTAATATCTTTAAATAATTCTGTATAATTAAATAAAGGATATGATATAATTTGTGCTTCTTTATATGTATCATTTAATGATGAAAAATTAATATAATCAAATTTTAATATATTATATAAACCATATAGTTGTCCATTATATTTAACCATATTATCTGTTGTATCATTTGTTAATACATATATTAGACGAGACGCATATGAATTTAATAATGTATTAACGACTGTTCCTGTAATTAAAACACTTTTAAGAGTTCTAGTATTATAATAAGTTAAGTAATATTCAGGAAATCCAAGTAAATCTTTATCATCGCCATGTAAAATATTATTAACAGATGTTTCATCATATAATGTAATTGGACGAATAAAACGTATTGAATCAATATATCTTAATAATGAATCAATTCCAGCTACTTCATTATTCTTAAATATATAATCTTTAATATTTTTTATAAATATATTTTTTATATTATCTGATGTTAATAAGGTAGTTGTATCGTTCTTTTGAAACAAATCAGCAATAATATTAAATGTTGCTGATAATTTATTATTTCTGTTTGAATAAAGTAATATTTTATTAGAAAATTCATTGAAGTCTGTTTCCACAATAGGTACTGCTATATTTGGATATTCAAATGAAACATTTGCATTACTAAATATTAATGGATCAGGATTAATTTCAAAATAATATGGTGATGTTGAGTTTTCAACAAATTGATTTAAATCAATTTTTGGTATTACAACTTTATAAGATTCTGTATTTAAAACAGAATCATATTGAAATAATTGAAAATTTGTTGGTACATCAGTATAATTTAATTGATATTCCATGATATCTTTAAATGTATTCAAATTGTATAAGTTATAATTATATATATTTTGATTAATTGATTTATAAGAATATTGATTTTTTATGTTATTGATTTCAACATTTGCACTATTATTATATGAAATATTGATTTGTGGTAATTCTATTTTTAATTGTACACCTCTTAATAGATCTCCATTTTTTGGTATTTCTAATTGAACAAGTCCATCAAAATCACACTGAGAAGTTACAGGGATTTCATAATTAAAAATAGAAAAACTCGAATGTTTCATATATACTTTCTTAAAGTGATTCATTTCAGGTTTAGATGTAAGTATTTTATCTTCGGCGCCACTTGCCAATAATTGAATTATTCCAGAAGGCATATACTCTAATATATAATGATCTTTTAAATAAAAATTATTTTAAATAATTTTTATTTTCAACATAAATAAATTTTCTCTGTACTTTTGAAACCATTAAAATTTGTTGAGGATGCAGTAGTGTATGCTCCCATATTTTTAATTTCAAAATAATCACCAATTTCTAATTCAGGTAATTTTAATTCCTGAATTTTATCTCCTGAATCACATGTTCTCCCAAAAATTACAGAATCATACTCTTTTCCTGTTTTTCTTGATTCATTTACTATCTCAAATTTAGGATTTGCCATATCATATTTAATATTAGAAAATGAAGAATATACACTTTCATCAATTATATAAAAGGTCTTATTATTTGTTTTTCTTTTCGCTATTATCGGAACATATAATGTATGCGTTTTAGTCATATAAAAACGTCCAGGCTCTGATATAAATGTAATATCTTTATATGGATGAAATCCATTTTTAAACATATCAACTGCTTCATTAATCTTTTTTGCTTGATCTAAAAACTTTTCATCACAATCTCCAGCAAATCCACCACCAATATCTATTATTTTATATGCATGATTTAAATAATTTGATTTTATCATTATATCAGATACCAGTTTAACAGCATCATAATATTGATTTGAATTAAAACATCCACTCCCAACATGAAATGAAAATCCCGATATATTCATTTTATAATCTTTTGCTTTTTTTAATATATCCATACTTTCCTCAAAACTCGCACCAAACTTTGAACTAAACGGCATTAATGAATCTTTGTCATTAACTTTCACTCTAACCATTGTTTCTATTTTTTTATTTCTTAATTTATCCAATTCTTCTAATGAATCCACAACTGTTATGGGTACATTTTCTTTAACAGCATAATCCAAATCATTTATATTCTTATACGGATTTGCATAGATAATTTTTGTACTACTAATATTACTATTTAGAATTTGTTGTATTTCGCCTCCACTGGCACAATCAAAATTTACATTATGTTCATTTAATATATTTATTAAATATGGATCATTGTTACATTTAACAGCATAATGTGGTTGGACTCTTGGAATTTTATTTTTCCATAAATTGATTTGTTCAACTAGAGGTTTTCTACAAATTGTGAAGAATGGTTTTTGAATGTTAACGAGTTCAGTGAGTTTTTTCAGTATGATAATAATAATACTGGAAAATAAAAATGAAGAATTTAACAAATCAATTTTTTTATTTGATTTTTATTTATAAAAATCAAATAAAAAAATTAGTGTGAGAGACTATATATTAAAAACAAGACTTGCCATTCCATTTTTAAAACTAAGAATATTATATCCTAATGCATATGTTTTTATCATAAATGCATCTGAATTAGTTGTTACACAATCTATAAATTTTTGATTAAATTGATATACAAAAGACTTGTATTTATATGAACTTAAATTAACTGCTCCACTTGGTTGATATTCTTCTGGATTTAAAGAGAATGAATAAATATTAATACCATCAGAAGGTGTTTTTGTATGGTAAGCATATGGTTGAACATAGTTTGTAAAATTTGAATCATAATTTTGGAATCTTTCATATTGTTCAAAATTATATGATGATGTTTGTATTGGATTTTTATCATTAAATGTTGTAATATTTGTATATAATTGATCTAACATAACATATGAGTCTGTTTCTGTAACATAAAATTTAGAATAAATTGTTATAGATGTTAAGTCAAGGGCAATTATTTTATAACTACCATTATAAAATTGTGAATTAAAAATCTTAACTGTATCACCAATATTAAATACATGTTTTCCAGTTAATAATTGTACTTTTTGTTCCAATGTTGTAGTAGGTACATTGTTAATACTTGAAATATTATATATAACACCTAGGTCATATATGTCATAAAATTTATTTGCTAAATTTTTATTACTTTGAGCAACCCAAAACATTTCCTTAATAGAATTAACAAAAAATGATTCAATGGTTATTTGACTAGATGTTAACATAGGATAATTATAATTTTGAACAACTTCAATTAAATATTCTTGAGATGATTGAGAAAACTTTGTTCTTTCATCAACATCCAAGTATATATAATCAACTAATAAACTAATGTCAGTTAATTGAATCATAGTTTCAAAATCTGTATCAACAGGCGCATCAGTATATATCAACTTTTCTACGTTATTTAATTCAAGTTGAATTCTAACTTCATTATATCTTAAAAATATTAATGGTAATGCTCCAGATATATATTTATTAAACCAGAAATTTAAAGGAATATACATTGTATATCCAGTTTTTATATCATATGAATATTTTGTTAATGCATCAATATTTCCAATCATTTTATCATATACTGATTGTAATTCACTATTTAATGATAATTCATTCCAAATATTATACCAATCATTGTTGTGTTGATCTATTCTTTGTCCACCAATTTCAACAAATAAATTATTAATAATTTGATGACCTAATTTTTTAACCCAACTGAATTTATAATTTGCATAATTTCTGTGTAAGTTAGAATGATCAGAAATATTTTTAAATAAATATTGATCCATCTGACCTGATAAATTTTTAAAAATTGTTAAATCAGCATTTATTTTTGTAATTAATGCAGCTGAATTTGAAAAACTAGTAACTACATAATTTGTTATATTTTTAACAATATCAATGTCTGTTATTCTACTGTTATTGAATGATGAATCACCATATAAATAATTACCATTTGAATCATAGAAATTTGCGACAAAAAAGTTATTTATTGGGATTTTTATATTAAAAAGAGCATTATACTTTGATTTTAAATTTGAATATTCAGTAGATGTAAAATATAAACTAACAATTTGTTGTATTTTACCAAAAAGTGTTGTTAAACTAATTGTTTGATTAATTGTTTTTAAATATGATGTAAGTTCACGATAACAACGATATAAAAAGTTCATTATAGTTTTAAAATTTGTATATTGTATTTGTAAGTTATTTATGTCATTTTGATCATTTGAATTAAATTCTGATATAAAATTTGGATTTGGAATACTAACTGATGGAATTATAACTTTTAAATACATTTTACTTACCAAATCTCCAACTCTATCTAATGTACATGATATTGTATTATTAAAATTTTTAGTACCACTAAATGTTTGTTCAATATTTTCAATCGCAAAGTTTGTATATCTTCTGTATACAATTTTAAAAAATGTTATTTGAGGCATGCCAGTTAAAAATACATCGGCTACCCCATAGGCTACTATTTGTATTAAACCTCCTGTCATTATAATATAATAATATAATATTATTATTATATATATTAAATCGAAGGGATGAACTCCCAGTTTAAATGATTACATATTTTTTTCCAAATTACATCCATATCCTTTATTTTCTGGTCTGATTTTAATAAATGAATAAATTGTAAGATATAGTCTAATTCAATTAATTCACAGAGTTTATAAATAATATATGAATAACTAATTAAATTTTTTCTTACATTCGGTTTGTAAATCTTAAATGGCTCCTGAACTTCTCTAAACATTTGACGTAATTTTTCTTCTTTATCACGAGCAATTTGTGGTGGTTCCTTTCCAGTTGTTTTAAATATAATATATGGTATATCATCATAATATTTATTTAATGATAATTTACGTAATATTTCACGCATATAATAAGGTGTTATATTTTTAGTATCATTTTTTAAATCATATTTATTAATTTCTTTTTTAATTTTTTCACATATTTCTTCAGATAATTCAATAACTTCTTTTCCTTGAATTTTATTTAACCATTCATTAAAATGATTCATTGTTTTATAAGCAACATATGTTTTTGTATCATTACACTCTTCTTTGTAATTGGGTATATCACTCTCTACAAGAATCATTTCACTAGCTCCACATATTTTACAAACCATTAATCCATTATGTAAATCTAATATCATTTCATCATTACATGCTTCACATTTTTTATAAACATTATCAAATTTATTTTTCTTTTTATTTGACTTAATAATAGTATCTTTGTCAACTTTTGATAAATATTGATTTAATAAATTAAATTTATCATTTGCATCATCCTCATAATCCATCAATATATCAAATACTTCATGATAATAATCATATTCATCATATAAAGATAATTGTTGAATTTGAGACTTAAGTTCTTGACTCTTTAGATTAATTAAATTTTTTTCAGAAACATTTGTAATAGTTTTTAATTCTTCATCTAATTGGGTGATCTCTTTTTGAATTTCTTCTATTTTTACTTTATTATTATTTAAATCATTTGTAATTTCTTCGTGTCTGGTAGCAAGGTTTGATTTAACTGGTTGTTTTTTAATTGATTGTAAGATTGAGTGATACTTAGAGTTCTTATTTTTAAACATATATATATATAAATAAAAGAGGCTCTATATAAAATAGTATAGTTTTTTAATTCGAATTAATTCTTTTATTGAATATTTTTTTTCTATATAATTATTATATATATATTCAAATGGGTGGCGGTTTAATGCAATTAGTAGCTTACGGCGCACAAGATGTTTACCTCACAGGTAATCCCCAAATCACATTCTTCAAGGTTGTCTATCGCAGACACACCAACTTTGCCATGGAATCCATCGAACAAACATTCAACGGAACAGGAGCCTTTGGTAACAAAGTCCAATGCCCCGTTGTCCGCAACGGTGACTTAATCACAAAGATGTACCTCAGAACAACTGTCTCTGCAGGAAGCACAGCATCATTAGCCTCATCATCCACATACTACAACGCAAGATGGGCATGGTGCACATCCCTCGGACACGCACTCATCTCATCAGTTGAACTCGAAATCGGTGGAACCCGTATCGACAAACACTGGGGTGAATGGTTAACCATCTGGAATGAACTCAGCAGAAAGATCGGACAAGACCGCGGATACAACACCATGATCGGAAACGTACCCCAATTAACAGTCCTCGACTACCAACACCCTGCATACACCATGTGGGTTCCTCTCAAGTTCTTCTTCTGCAGATTCGATGGATTAGCTCTTCCCTTAATCGCTCTCCAATACCACGAAGTCCGCATCAACTTCGAATTCGTATCAGTTGACCAACTCTTAGCATTCGAAAACGTATCAGGTGGAACAGGAAAGGGATTAGCCACAGCCCTCGGACTCACACTCTCCGACTGCTCTCTCTACGTAGACTACATCTACCTCGATTCTGAAGAACGCAAACGCTTCGCCCAAGCCTCCCACGAATACCTCATCGAAGCCCTCCAATTCCCTGGATCAGAATCAATCACAGGTGTCAACTCCAAATTCAGATTAAACTTAAACCACCCTTGCAAATTCTTAATCTGGACTGCCAAACAAGGACGTTACACCAATGGTAACACAGTCTTAGCATACCACCCAACTGACACATATGCAACACAACTCGCAGCAACAAAACGCTTTGTTCTCAAGTATGCAATAGCCGCACCTGTCCCCCTTTCTGCAACACACGTCCAAACAAACGCATACGGTCAAATCGTTGCTGGAGCCAACACTGGAAATGCAGCATTATTCGCCAAGATCAACCCTGTTGCAATCTCTCAATCTGGATCCTGTGCAGTTGCTGATGTTGAAAACATCACAATCCTCGGAGAACTCTTACCCCTCGACTTCATCTCTAACACAGTTGCCACCCTCAAAGCCGCAGTTGCCTTAACAGTAACATTCGCCTCAGGTACAGTCGCATGGACTGGTACATCTGGTAACATCCAAATCGGAGATGGTGCTGACATCAAGGATGTAGTCCTCTACCAATGGGACAACTTCGGTAACCAACTTGATGGAACTGAAAACTCCACTCAACAAGCCTTACTCCAACTCAACGGACAAGACCGTTTCTCCCAACGCGAAGGAACCTACTTCAACTATGTCCAACCTTGGCAACACTTCAGCAACACACCCGCCGATGGTGTCAACTGCTACTCCTTCGCCCTCAACCCCGAAGAACACCAACCCTCCGGAACATGCAACTTCTCCCGTATCGACAATGCAACACTCTCAGTCACATTCGGACGCACCAATGCATTCACAGGAGCAGCCGAAACAAACTACCTCAGCAACTACCTCAACTCTGGATCATCAACATCCAACTTCAACGTCTGGGCAGTTAACTACAACGTCTTACGTGTCATGAGCGGTATGGCTGGACTTGCCTACAGTAACTAAACATTTATCAAGATTTTATATTTATTATTTACTCAAATAATAAAAATTGAATTTTACTCAATATATAAAGAGATATTTTTAATTATATTATAAATATGCCTCTCTCAAAACGAATCATCGAAAAAACACTTATCCAAGAAGAAATTATAGAAAAAGTTCCAGTAACAACTTATATTGAAAAAAAGAAAATTATAACAAAAGAAGTTAATAGAGAAGTTTTAAACCATAAAAGTGTTGAATATAATGATAAAAAATATGTTGTTGGATATGTACCATTTAATGATACAGAAGATATATTATTTGTATTTGATGATATTAAAAGAGAAAATGTTATTTTAAGAAGATGGCATATAGTTAGTGATAATTATATTAGTAGCACAATAATTGATCCGGCTGATGGTAAAACAAAACAATTATATCTACATAATTTTGTAATGGGTAAATTAACTTTTAATGGTAAAGGTCAAACAAATTCGATTGATCATATTAATAGAATACCAAGAGATAATCGTTTAGAAAATTTAAGAGAACTATCACAAACACAACAAAATTATAATCAATCAAAAAGAGAAAGAAATATTGAATTACCTGCTGATTGTGGAATTGATCCAAATGATATTCCAACAAATATTTTTTATAGAAAATCAGATGGTATTCATGGAGATAGATTCTTAATTGATATTAAATTACCTGGTGAAAGAATTAGAGATCAATCAACAAGTTCAAAAAATATTAATCTTAAAACAAAATTACAAGAAGCAATATTAAAATTAAAAAAAATTAGAGAAGAACATCCTGAAATAAAAGAAATTGATGATATTCTTGATAATATTAAGAAACGTAATGAATTAGCAAGATCATTCAACGTAATCCTCATGAAATCCGGCTTTCCCCAACAAATCATAGACAAAAACTTGGCATCCCTAGAAAAAGTCCCAGAAGAAAAAATAAATATTGAAGCAGAAAATTTAGCAAAACAATTAATAGATATTGGATTAAAAGGCGTTAAAACCAGTTTACCTCCAGACTGTGGAGTAACACAAGACATGATCCCCAAACATTGTTATTATAAACCAGAAACAGAAAAACGCGGTGGTAAGTTTATAATAGAAAGACATCCGGTTCTTATTGCAAAAGGAACAAGACAATGGGCAAC